ACCCCGTGGAGATGTGGTGGGGTTGGAGGGAGTAGGAGTGGTGGGGGGGGGGGTAGTAGGACGGGGGAGGACTGGGTCCGGGAGTATATCTACGGGGGCTGGCGATGGCACCCGCATATCGCCGCCCACGGCGAACTTCTTAACTGACCTTGAGGGCTTCTTTGCGGCCTTTTTGTTCACCGCCCCGCCGCGATTATAGATTATTCCCATGCCTGGAGTGCCGATTTTATCGGAAATACTGTCGATCGCCCTACCGGCCATCATTGAGGTCTGGCCAACTAGCCCAGAGTCATTTTCTATGGCCGTTATGTTTCCTTGGATGCCGTCGCCGCCGATAGCCACGGGCGCGGGCGCGGCGTTACCCCGCATATCGCCGCCGTGGGCGAACTTCCTAACATTCCTAGTCTTCTTAGTTTTCTTGGTTTTCTTAGGCTTCATAGGCTTCATAATACAACACCCCTTAACGCATTTTACAGGTTTTGCCGCCACGAGCGATGCCGTAACCCCTAACCTTACCGCCGGACTTCATACCCACCTTACCCCGCTTCCTCTCCTTCTTCTTTTTAAGCATCTTGCGCATCTTGCGCATCTCTTCGGGGGTTGGGCCTTCCATACGATCCATGCCGGGTGGCATAGGGCGAGGAGTATTTGCGCGTTGCATCTGCTCTAGGTTCAACACTGCGGGCGCTCCACGTGTAGAGTCCTCTGCCATGGACATCCCGCCCGCTTGGTATTTCATAACTTTGCCCCCGCCCATCATCTTGCCTTTGCCGTCAACGGCGTAGTCAGGGACCATTTCCCCGTTAGGGCCTTTAACCATGTTGAGTTTGCCACCAGCTTTGTAGCCACTTTTCATCTTCATGAGTCTATCTCCTGCGTTAGCAGTTCCATTTACGTAAGCTCTTATTGATGCGACTGTTAGGGTCGTTCGCCGTCTTAGAGCTCGTGTTGCGTTTCTTCATACCTTGCATCCGGGCACAAAAAGATTTACGTCGATTAGCGGCCTTAGAGCCCTTCTTGAGCTTACTAGGCTTGGTAGTCACAGCGGTCTGGAGTTTGCTGCCAGGATTTTCCCGGCGATAGCTCGCCACGCCTTTTTTATTTAGCCCACCAGATTCGCTCTTACCCTCCTTACGCGTCCAAGCAGCGGTACTACCACCACTCTTAAAAGCCACGTAAGGAGGCTTAGTATAGTAGCGTCGCACAACTAGAACTTCTTACGCATATACAAAACGATTGTATACGTATCCGCGCTAGTGTGCCCTACCGTGGTGAAGTTAACGTCCCCTGTTTTACCAGACCCTGCATTGTTGGTCAGACCCCCAAAGATAGTGTAGTCGTGACTACCACTCTGGTTCTCTCCCAGCTCGATACAAAACTGGTCAGTAGAGGCGTCCCAAAGTATCTTCACTTTCATGCCGATACACTGCCACCAGATACGCTCTATCTCTACACCCGTGCAGGGGAGACCGTTCTGGTTGGGCTGGAGGGCGCTGACGTCAACCTTAGTAACTGCGGATTCGCCAGTGCCGTCAGACACGTTGGTAAATTTCATTACCACGTGCCCAGGGCCGTCGACTAGAGTTTGAGAGGTTACAGCATCAGCCATAACTACCTCCTACGACTGGTCGGTGAATGCAGGTGCGTCAGCGCCCTGCTGATAACCCCAGATGTACCAATTTACGGTGTCTTTAGCTGCGATGTTAATTTCCATCAGGCCAAAGTCAGTTAGGGTTAGGATAGAGTTCGAGTTCCCATCGGCGTACACACTCGCGGGAGTACCTGTAATGTGGAGAACACCACCAAGATAAAAGTTAGTGTCTGATCCGGTATCAATAATAAGGTTCTCAGTCTCTTCAGCAGCCCCACCATAGACTAATTTGAAGCTGGCCCCTGCAACGGGGGCAGGCAGCGTTAGCGTACGGTTAGCGGCGAGAGCAGGCACTACAAGGGTGCGTCCGCTGTGAGTGGCGTTAGTCAAACTAGCGTTAGCGTCGGCTAGCGCAACAGGTGCGCCCCCGTACGTGGTAACTTCGGTGATTGCGCCGGTGGAAGTATTCTTACTGACGGCCTTAAAGGTGCTCTCAGAGCGCACTGGGCCTGAAAAAGTCGTGTTAGCCATGGGAATCTCCTGTCGTGGCTAGTGTCAGCTACAATATGCAGCTGTCAGGGATAAGGTATAGTACAGAATAAAAAGGGGGGTAGCAAGTACCCCCCTTCCTACGCGTTGCGGCGTGTAAACTACGCGCCGGGTGAGCCAAAGACCCCAAGAGGATCAGAGACACCAAACGAATAACGTTCGCGTGCCTTATAACGGCTGTTGCCCGTATCGAAATCGGCGTCCATGGACGTCTGCATCGGGGTACGGACAAAGTGCTTGAGGCCGTTTGGAACGTCAGTCATGAGGAACCAAGCGTTCGTATCGGTCAAGTAGTGGTTAACTGCGTAACCTTCAGGAATAGCGCCGTTGTTACGGATAGCGTTAATATCGTTATCCGCCGTACCGACACGGCCTTCAGTCTCCAGAAGTCGCGTAGCAACAAACTGGAGCGCCGGAGGAATAATCAACTTACGCGGCTTAGCCGCAATAAGAAGACCACGTTCGTCCGTCCAACCAGCGATCTGAATGATCGCAGCCTCAAGAGAAGTTTCATTGAGGTCCGCAGCGACAGCAAGGGTGTTTGAGTTAACACCCCCTGAAACAAGCGGGTGGTCGGTAGCGCAAAGAACCTTACCGTCACCGTAGGTAGTGCCACTGAACGCGCTGTTTAGCACAGCAGCGCCTTTGACTTGTTTGGTGTACGCCATAGCGCGAGCGAGAGCCTTTGTATAACGAGACGACAGGGAGTCGTACAAGTTATCTTCAATAGCTTCCTCGGTAACCGAGAAACCCATCGCGATGGTCTCGTGCGTGTAGCGCGCGGTCCACGTCTCCTGTGCGTTGTCGTATTCGATGGCAGAGCCTTCGTTTTTGACCGGCGCAGCAGAGAAGCCCGACAGCTTCGTTTCTTCCTCAAAAGAGCGATCTGAGGTCTCGGCCTCAAAAATCTCTTTGTGCTCCTCGCCATACTTGGCGTATTCAAGCCCGAACAGTGCGTTCAAACCGGGAAGGAGCTCTTTGAGTAATTGGGCGCGTGATATAGCCATTTTACTTCACTCCTTACACGCCGGTTAGGTTATTGAACTGGTGACCTGCGTTCCATTTAACGTAGGCCTCAGTATAACCGCCGGATGAGTTTTTGGTTTCTTCCACTAGTCCGACAATACGGAACGGAAGGGTGTTAGTGGTGGCCGACGTGTCGTTGAGCCCGCCACGAGAATTACCCGTCACAGAATCACCGGTATTATCGACGCCCGCGCAGTTTGCACCGATGTCCGTAAGTGCATAATCTCCGACCGTAGTGCCCGAAGACAATACAGCAGCCTTAAACAGTACGTCCGTGGCATCCACCACATACGCCTGAATATCAGCAGCAACAGTGCTAGCCGGGAAGGACTGACGGAAGATCGGCTGCGAGGTGCCGGGGTCCGTATACGTAACGCCAAGAAAGACGCCGATTGGCGTCATAGCAGCATCAAACGTGTCACGCTCGATAGTGCCACCGGTAACGAGTTTAACAGCGTCCCCGTAGAAGATACTCGTAGCATAGCCACTAGCAATGCCATATTGACGAGTAACGCCTGAGAAAGGACTGCCGCTCAACAGCTTTACCGGAGCGAGCCCGTAAGGGCCGCTAACAGTAGGATAAGCCATGTTTAGCTCCCATGGTTAGGTTAAGTTCCATTTCCGAATGAGACCCGCGTCTTACGCTCGTTAAAAAGCGGCATACGTGGATCGTTTTCTCGCATGAGGTTGTTATCTACGGACTCCATCTGGGAACGGGCTTGTTGATTGTAATAATCAGACCGTTCGTCAACGAGTTCCTCTGGAGCCTTACAAAGCAAAAGACCACCAATCACGACGTTATCCTTGAAGCGGTCTTGCTCCACGGAAACCATAGTAATTTCGGGGTGGTCTGAAGCCTTTACGGGCTCCCAACCTTCACGGAGTTTTGAAGAAACGTTCGTGGCGTCAAGTTGACCTTGCGTAGACACGCGCACCCAGTGATACCGGTATCCGGGCTCGGGGTCCGGTGAGGGAAGTACCTCTGGACGTTGCCAAGCACGACGACGAGTATCTTTCTCGCGGGTAGTGTGTTCTCTGTTGGTACGATTATCAGCCATTACTTTTCCTCATCTCTAGTGCAACCTGTGCGGCGTAATCTTTAAGGGGGACTCCAAGCCGTTTGGCTAGGTTTACTTGTGTCTGCGTTAGGGTCACCTTTTTAGGTGCTGTGCTCCGCGTAGCGGGTGCAACCACATTGGCCGGACGTCTAGTAGCCCTCTTATTGTCGCTATGCCTAATATCTTCCGACACGTAGTCGAAATCATTAGGGAATACTTCTCGCATACGCGCATTCAATGCGTCGTAGTAGTCGTCGCTCTGGGGGTCTACCCCAGATTTAACGAGTTTGTTATGCAACCCCAGCGCAAAACTCGTCATCTCGTCATCTACACCGAACCACGTATTGGACTTAGCCCACTGCGCGGCCCGTTCATCTACTGGTGCCGGGGCGGTATTTTCAGTATTACTAGCAGTATCTACAGTGGTATATTCATCCTGTAAAGAAGGAATCCTAATAGCCTCTAAACGATCTGCTTTAATTTTAGCGTTAGTCAACGCTTCTTGAGCGTTCAGTACCGCTTCGGAATCCCCAGCCTCGTAAGCATCCTTATATGCCTTCTTTGCTTGTTCTAGCTCAGAAGCCACTGACTGCTTAGCTTGCCCAAGGAGAGCGGTCTGGTTCTTACCAACGGTACCTTTTAGATCACGGTTCTCCGCGATTAACTGTTGAGTGTAGCGTTCTAGTTCTTGCTGCTCACGTAGCGCTAGTTCTTTTGCGCGCCGCTCATCGTGGTAGCCTTTACTGAAATGCTTGATGCGGTTCTTAACTTTTTCAGAGTAGTCCGCGAGTTCTTCATCAGTTACAGCTTCCGGCGGAGCAGACGCCTTACGGCCACGATCTGGTTTAGGCGTATCATCCACCACCTCAATATCAATATCTTCATCTTCTTGAGGTGTCGTAGTACGCTCCGGGGGATCATCGGCAACATCACTAGGCCCTTCCATAAATAAAGCACTGGACGGCTCCACCTCGATCTCTAGGCTGGTTTCTGTGTCTGGGTCAGGAAGAGAAAATTCAACTTTCTCAAACGGCATTATATCTCTCCTAAACAGTCATGATGCCACGGGGGTCGGGGATAACGGCTTCAATAGAGTCATCGTTCATTAGACGAAGCTCTTTGCCGTTAACCTTAAAACGAGTACCCGTGTTCATGCGGAACATAACGTAGTCTCCTGGCTTACACCAAGGACCTTCAGGAAAACGTTCTTTATCGCTATACGCATCGCTCCCCATGTCGATCACAATGCCCATTATCGACATAATGTATTCTTTGTGTTTTTCGGCTTCTGTCTTCAAAACAGAACTACCTACATAGTGGTCTTCTATTTCAGGGAGCGCGACCAACACTCGGTACCCGGCAGGTTTAGGAAGCTGCGCTTCCCACTCCTCATCAGTAATGTCTGGCTTAATAGTAGCTACATTAGTCATCGTTATCATCCATATGGCTGCGCAAGAGGTCTTCCATGTATGAGAGTGTGGCGTCGAGACCCCGAACTACACCACACAATTCCCTATACTCAGCGTAATCTTTAGGACCACCCTGAGATAGAAAATCTACTGCAGAGGAGCGTTGCTCCTCGACTTGATCTTTCAGCACGTCAAAGACGGTTTTTGCCATGTGTATTACTGACGTTTAATTGGTGTGGTAGCGGCCTTGAATATCTCAAGGTTGAGAGTATCGGAGGATATCTGTTCTTTTACGCCTGCTTGTTTGGCGTCTATAGCTACAGAAGCCGCCTCCAACTCCAGTTTTTTAGCCGCCAAGAGAGCATCAGTACGATCAGCCTTAGTTTTACGCTGTTGCTCAGCCATGCGTACCTGCAGGTCAGCCGCATCTTTTTGAGCTTTTCGTTGGACTTCAGATTGTTTAATTGCGGTCTCTTGTTGACGTAGCTGTAGGATAGGGTCTTGCGCCTGCTGCTGCGCCTGTCGTTGCGCGGCCTCTTGCTTATGACTCTCTGTGAGCTGTTTGCCTGCATCTGCGACCAGCTGGGCGAGATACACTTCAACGTCCTGCGGTAGAGTTTCACCTGGGGGTGGGAGGGGGGCACCGAGCTTCTCCTCAATCTGTTTGCGATAATTAAACCCTAAATGCTCAGCAAGATGTGCCTGCAGGGATGCCATAATTTGCTGCGCCTGCGGGTTTTGCCCAATAACCTGCGCAACCATGGGGTCCTGCATAAACGCCGTATGCGCAGCAATATGCGCATCGTGGTCTTGGTAGATGAAAGCGCGCATAGGCTTGCCAACAAGTGCGTCCATGTTCTCGCTAACAGGGTCTTTAGGATCAAGGTCGTCTTTGGTGGGCACAAGTTTGTCGGCGTTTTTAATGCCAAGCACCTCAATCATCTGGCGATGCAGTGCGGGTAGGTCATATATCTGCGGTGCCGCTTGCGCCATCTGGAGGACAGCTTGGTATTGAACCACACGTTGGGCCATAGTGGAGCTGTTAGGGTCGCTGACGGGGATTACATCTACCGCAGCGTAGTCAGCTTGACGGGCGGTAACCTCCCCTCGTAGGGGCTCATATCCGTACTCAGCGGGGGCATACTCCTCCATGATAGCTTTAAGGAGCTTAAACTCCTGCTTCATAGCAAAATGTACACGTGCCTGAACCGCTGCCATTGGCTTGAGAGTACGTTCAAGAAGCGCCAGCGTAGTCCCAACCGGCGCGTTAGCGGACATATCAGAGATATTCATATCGCTGATAGCCCCTAGCCTACGTCCTTCAGTAGTTATGGTGTTTAGGAGCGTAAGGAGCGTCTGGGACGGCTCTTTATAGGGCAGCGGCATAATGTTATCGCGCACGCTACCAGACGGGACGTCCACATCTCGCCACTCTCCGGGCTCAATCGGCGTATCATCCCCCTTAATGCGTAGCCCCCGCGATTTAAGGCCCCCTGGGAGGTTAGACAGCGTACCTGCGTCGACCAATTGACGGATTATGGACGTACCAGCCTTCGCGTAGCCCCCGATAATATGGATCAAACCAAGTCCGTAAAACCCAAAACCCGGCACGTAAACATAATGTACGAAATGCTGCCTTTTTAGCATCAAGGGGTCTTCGGGGTCCCAGTTACGGCGGATGGCTAGAACGGTGTTAGTCCCGCGTTCAATAGTCACTACGTAAGGGCGGGCTATGTAGGGAATACTGTCCTCACCCTCGCCCTCGTCTTCGTCCTCGTCCTCGCCATCAATACCGTTAATAACCATATCGGCATGGACTTCGTAGATTGCGTAGCGTTCGTCGTCAGTGATTGAATATCCGCCTTCTTCGGCTTTTTTCTCTTCAATATCAGTGCGGTAAGCGCGCGGCTCCCCTAGCTCTACATCCCTATAGAAGCCACTAGCCTGTAGTTTGCGAAGTTCGTTCTTAGTTTTACGCATGATGTGCGTAACACGTTCAGCGCTCTCGATATGAGACGCGCCGTACGGGACAATAACATCCTCTGCGGGCACGTAGACAGCCACTTGGCGCATGATATTAGGGTCGAAATACACTTTCTTAAAGGCAGACCCTGCTAGCCCTAGACTATAGAGCATACGTTCATGCTCGGGGCGATACTCAATCATACGCTCCGTAAGCTCGTAGTTCATGTCCGCCTTGACGCGCTCAGCTGCCTC